GATTTAGAAGTAGGCAAGATAGCTAGTTTATTTTTAAGATCAGCTAGCCATAAATCAGTAGTGATCTATCAAAAAAAACTAAGTCACGGGACCGCAAAAAATTATCCTGTGTTTCAATACATAGCACAAAAAATTTAATCTTTATTATCTGGGGGTATATCAGTTATATCCCCAGACACATCAATTAAATCGTTAGGCTCTTCCCAACTGATAGTCATCTTAGTATCTATATTTTGTTTGATAGGTTTGTTATCCGAATAAAGATCAGTTAATTTGTTTGCCAAGAAAGTAATGAACTTTGTTTTCTCTCTAATCCATAATATCTGGTTAGGGTTTTCCAATTCTTGATACTGAAAGACTTGCAATAGTTTATCGATTAAAGTTTGAACTCCGTACTTTCGAGCTTCAGTTATCTTGTTGTCTAAGTCGGGATTTTTTTTTAAGTAATGATAGAACTTCATCAAACTGAAGTCGTATTGTTTTTCCTCTAAGATTTCTGAAAGTGTTATTCCTTGAGCCAGTTTTTCGCAGATTATATCGGCTTGGTTGGTTGTTATCAATTCCTGGTTTGATTTTTTGGTAGTAATATTCTTTGAGTTGGTCATCTGTATAGTTCCTAAATTGAATTAGCTTTGATAGTTGTTTGATCCTAGTTTCATCTGAATAATTTTTCTTTTTAAATCCCTTAAAATTTTGGTAGCCATGATATTTACATTTAAATACACCATTTGCAAGTTGATAACCTTTCATTTTACAGGGTATCTTTAAGCCTTGACGCAATCCCGCACGAGTAAATCCTTGACAGAATACTTTCCTTTGTGGTCTGCCTGGCATTTACTTTTTATCCCAAGGTTTAATCCCATTACGAATATTATATTCTTTCTTAGCTTTATAAAAAGGGTTAGTTTCTTTCTTTATTTTGGACAATGCCGACAGTATTTTATCCTTATCAACAAAAGTTTTATTAGGATCACTATCTAACTTACGATCCATTGCTAACTTACAAAAATATACATTGGTTTTATCTTCCTTTAATTCCTCAATAGGTAGCTTAGATAGTTCAGTAATTATCTTATCCCTATCCCCTGCAAAACTCTTAACAATATTACTAATATTTGTAATGCTTAATACTTCTTCTAATGTAGTCGTAAAACGGCTATCTTGTGTAGGTTTAACGGCTATCTGAGGTGTGTCAAAACTCTCATAAGTTTTTTCAACTTTTAAAAATATCTCATTAACAATATAAGTTTTACCAGATCTACCCCTAATAGATTTAACAATGTTTAATTTATTAAGAGTTTCTAGGCATGATTTAATAGTAGTTCTACAAAGACCTGTGTCTTTATGGATTGTTTCGTGCCTTAAATTTGCCTTATATCCATTTTTCTTCCAGGCATATTTCATTACAGATAAGAATACATTTAAACAATGAGACTTCCTCTCCCCGTCTATTAAATCTAAATGGTGGTATAGCTTATAGGTTATATGTAAAAATCCTCGTGATGTATTCATTATTTATCCTTTCTTTTTTTAGATTTACAGTTAGGTTTATGGTGGTTGTGCAAGGATGATAAGATTTGTACCCATTTATCCTCGTTCATGTGCTGAAATTCTGTCTGAGAGCTGCGTATACGCTTGATCCTAAAGGTTAGGCTACCTTGTGTCGATTCCTTATAGAATACTAAAAAACAGGGTATGTTTAAGCGTTCAGCAATGATCTTTGAGAGGGTGGTAGCCTTGTATTTCTGCGATTTGTCGTAGCAAGTTTCAATAATAGCTAAAGGCTCATAACAATACTGACAACACTCAACAGAATCAATATCAATCATGGCAATACCATCGAACTTACGATGCCAATCATTATAAACCCCATTACTAAAAGCGTAGGTGTGTCGTGCCACGATCAATCCTATTGTGAGTGTTGTTCATTATTTTTTCTTTAGTTGTTCTTTTAATTTTTGAATCTCGTATTCTTTAACAGTAATCTCTGTCTCCAAACTATCAATGACCTTACGAAGTTTACTGATCTCACGCTTATGTCTTTTTAATTCTTGCGGTAGTTCAGCATCATCAAAGATAGTGGAGTAAGTCATAATTATTTTTCGTAAAATATTTTTTTAACAACTGATCTGGGGTAAGCAGTAATATTACCGACAGATAATTTATTGTTATCATAACTAAATGAACTAAAAATTTTTATTACCTTACTATCTTTAGAATATAAGTAGCCAACATCTTCGCACCAACTATAGCTGAAGTTATCAACATCAGTTAGATCATCATACCATTGGGATGAGGTACAAATATCTTGCCAAACAATTCTAACCTTTTTGTAAGGTAATTTATTTTTGGGTTGCTTTAAGGTATGCGTCATATAAATCCTTATAGTCTACTTCATTGTTAGTTATCTCTCTGATTTTTTCTACAATGTGTGGCTTGGGAAATCGCTTATCATTCTTAGTTGTTAAGCAAATTCTTTGAGCATTTGTTGCAGGATTTATTCCTCTATATCCTATCTTTAATCCTAAATTATAATAAGATAATCCTTCTTTTTTTCTCCAATCATTTAATGTCATTTGATTTCCTTTACTGTTATATTAATAAGATATATCTAACATAGATTAAAGATTTGACAAACATTTTTTTTAATGATATGCACAGTTAAAAAATGGATAGCAAACAAATAGATAAAGCGTTCTCAATATTCAATGGTGGAGAAGGATTAGATCATTGGTCTTACTCAAGTACCTCTACACCTATGGCTAAGAATTTAATTTCTTATTCGTTCCCGCAAGAAATTAGAAGGAAGTTTCCATTTAGATATAAACCTAACTTCGGCAATCTAGTTAACAATGTAGTGCAAAGATTAATTGCAGATATAATTTATAAATCAAAAACAATTAAAGAAACAGAATGGGATAAAGATTATAATGTTTGTTTCCAAAATGAACTTGACATTTTAAATCAGAAAGATCCTGTTGATGAAAAGGATAAGCAAGGCAGACAACAGATGATTAAGTTTGCGGAAGATTGTATTCCAATAACTAAAAAAGTTGTGCAAGAAATAGTAGGTAAAGATAAATTAGTTTGCGAAAGATATGTTGAAGTTAAAGAAGAGCTAATGATTAAACCAATCATAGGTAGAGTAGACTATGAAACTAAAACAAAATTTATAGAACTAAAAACTAAACCACCTAATTTAAAAAAATCAAAAGGTAAAGATGAGTGGAACATGGTCACTCAAGATTTACCAAGCGAACCAACGATAGAAAATTTAACACAGACTTCATTCTACTATATGGCAACTGGGAAAATACCTTTCTTAGTTTATGTTAACGATCAAGATTATATTATCTTTGATCAAACCCATGAGTTGATGAAGGCAGATCATTTAAAATTTCTTTACAATAAAATGGTAGAGAAAATTTTATTATGGGAGAAGATGATTATATTCTGTGATGGAGACATTAATCAATTAGCTTTGATGTGTGAGCCACCAGATTTAAATCATTTCTTTTATTATAAAGATCTAGCAGATGAACAAAAACAATTAATAACCAAACTATGGGGAATGACAGTATGAGTGATAAATTAAAAATATGGAATGCGTTAGAAAAAACTAATCCAATTCACACCAAACCAGTAAGAAGTAAGTATGGAAAAATGATTACAACTATTGATGCTATGCACCAAATAAAAAATATGACAGCAGCATTTGGTCCAGTAGGCAAAGGTTGGAGCTATGATGTTAAGTATCATTACGCAGAAAAATTAGTTTTTGCAGAAGTTAAAATTAGATATTGCTTACAAGGTGAGTGGTATAACTATGGTCCAGTATGTTCACTTGCACCACTAGGTAATGCAAAAGGATTAGATGATGAAGCACCTAAGAAAGCTATGACAGATGCAATGACAAAAGCATTTAGTCATCTTGGTTTGAATGCTGATATATTCTTAGGTAAGTTTGACAATAATAAATATGTTCAAGAAGTTACTGAATATTTTAAACAAAATTCTACAGAAACAACTGTGGGATCTATGCCAAACAATGGTGTAGCAAATAACAACCGACAAGTAAGTCGATAAAGGAGAAACAATGTCTGAACAATCAGAAAATATATATATCAATCTAGTTAAAAATCCTAAGTGGGATGGTGTTGAAAGCAATCAACCTGTCTATGTGGGTCCGCCAAATGTGGAAGCACAACAGAAGGGAAAGAACTGGACCATTGGTGTTAAGATCAATGGGATGTGGTATAATCAAGCAGCATTCCCAACAAAAGATAAGGATGGGAATAAAGTTGCAGGTGGATTAACAATTAAGTTAACACCATCTGGATCTGGCAAAGCAAAAAATGACTTTGCATCTGCATCAAGTAATGGTAATGATGACTATACCTTTTAACATAAGTTAAAAAGTATCTAGCAGGGTGGGGTTTTTTTCCCTTTCTATTCGTTTTCCCCACCTTGCTAAAAAAACAGATAAGCATGAGTAAGATAACAGACTTAGATAAAAATATTAAAGACTCTATCGTAGAGGATAGGCAAAAAGATTATGGAGATTATCAACATAACTTTACTATCCTCGCGGAAATGTTTACGCTTGTATTGTTTGATAGTTTAAAAAAAAGAATTAAGCCACACCAGGTAGGTCATATTATGATGGCACTTAAATTATTTAGATCAACACGAGGATATAAAGCTGATAACTACCATGATTTATCTATCTATAATGATATGGCGTTTGAATTACACAAAAAAGATGTTGCCAAAAAGGATAAAGTATGACAAAATTTACAAGAATTATTAATGGTGAATGTCATTTTACAATGATTGAAACCTTTGATGATATAAAGAATGCTACTGACACTCGAAACAGAGGAGAGTTAGTAGAATGTAATATCGATAATTTAAGAATCGATTTTACAAAAGTAAAAAAGGAGCATGATGGAAAGCATCAAGATGCGTCTGCAGAAACTGAAGGATCTTCAAGCGAAGAAACATCAGAAATTTCTGGAAGCCAAACAAAAAGTAAATAAGTATCAACAAGATTCTTATAGATTACTTTGGCAGATAGAACAGACACAAGAAGAGTTATTAACTAGACAATAGTTATTAACTTTATAATTGAAAAAAACGGAAACAAAATGTAGGGGATCTATGACCATAAATGTAAGCCAACACTATCACGAACACATTAAAAACTTAAATCAAAACAATTTTATCTACAAAGTTAAGAAAGCATTTTACCTTCTTACGAACCAAGAAGAAAGATTATATGAGGTAGGGTTCTCGGAAGGATTTTTATATGCTGCTAAAGTTCTGCAAGAAAAAAAAGAAATAGTAGATAGCAATAAAAAAGTAATTGGCTTTGCATATAAGTCAGCGAGTCCAGATGCTATCAATAAGATAGTCGATAAAGTTTGTGAAAAATATTGTATCAGTAAACATACAGTTCTAAGTAAAGATAGACATAAAGAAGTAGTTAGAATTAGAAGTATCTTACACAATCTTTTATATGAGCATTACGATATAAGTATCTCTTCTATTGGTAGGTTCTTTGATCAAGATCATACTACAATTTTATACTCACTTAATAACAAACAAAATAAAAATAGATACTGGGGAACAGAGCAAACGATATGGAAAGAATACGAAGAGCTAAAAGAAATCTTGTCGGTGTAAACTGGCATCTAAGATATAGATTAAAGATCGAAGATCTAGAGCATAAGCTAGATGATATGCGTTTGTATGTTAGGCAGCTAGAAAGAAAAATTAAAAAACTTACTTCTTCTTCTTAGGAAAACCCATCAGCATATTTTTGTAAGCCTTCTCAGAGATTGTAGATTTCTT